TTATTTGCATTTTAACATATTTGAAAAGCAATGAAATGCTATCTTAGCAGCAGTCTTAAAACTGTGCTGTTTTATGGGGTGGTTACAACCTGTCCCTTGATATTCACGTCCGTTATCGGTATAAATACATTCAATGATATAAGGACATTGGGCTAATACATCATTTTGTAGAAACTGTGTTGAGCTAAATTGGGATTTATCGGGGTATATGACCCCATAAAGCTCACGTGTAAATACCCCAAACTTAGTACAAGATTCAAGTAGAAAATAATACTCCTTGTTTAGGGTTTTATACTCAATCTGCGTCATATTATTTAATGCTTCATGAGGTTTTTCGTTGTTATAACTGGTTAGCCATTATTCGGTTATCTTTCTTGCTTGTTCCAGATTATTAAATAGATATAAGTCTAGTACCTCTGTGCGATAGATGCGATTAAATCGTTCAATATACCCATTTTGATATGGGTTGCCGAGCTCAATATAATCAATGGCTATATCATGTGATTTAGCCCAGTTTATAAAGGTTTTTCCTGTAAATTCCGGTCCATTATCGGCTCGTATTTTTAATGGATACCCATGATATTCAGCCAATTTATCTAAGTAACGGGTAACTCTCCCTGCCGGTAAGCTTACTGCAATATCAATGCCTAGCACCTCACGATTAAAGTCATCGATGACATTGAATGTCCTAAAGCGACGTTGATTACCACTACTGTCACTCATAAAATCCATTGACCAACATTCACCTTGTTTATTAGGAACCAATAGCTTTTCTGGTGTTCGTGGGGAGATACGTTTTTTACGCTTTACCCTGAGATTAAGCTTTAATTCACAATACACCCGATACACCCGTTTATGATTCCATTTATAGCCGAGCTTTCTGATACGATTAAAGCATTTAGGAAAGCCCCAGCGTAAATGCCGGTCTGTGATAGCATTCAACACCGAAATAATCACCGAATCATCCTGTAACTTAGGTTGATAATAGTAAGCACAACGGCTTAAGCCAACAATGGCACAACTCATAGCAATAGTAACTAAATGATTTTGTTGTAGTTGCTGTGCCCACGTTTTACGTGCCTTTGTGGGCACTAAAGCTTTTTTATAATTTCTTCCTGAAGCTGGGATTTTAAGCTCAGCTCGGCAAACATCTGCTTAAGCTTACGGTTTTCAGCCTCCAGCTCCTTTAAGCGTTTGATATCCGAAATTTCCATTCCGCCGTATTTTTCCCGCCATTTATAGAAAGTTGAATTACCCATGCCATATTTACGGCAGAGTTCTTTAACGGGAATACCCGCTTCAGCTTCTTTTAAAATAGCGACGATTTGATGTTCAGTCATTTTTTTCATAATTAAATCCCCTTTACTTTTATCATAGAGAATTTTCTACTTTTTTGCTGTACTATTTTATGGGATAGTTACACATTACAATCTAATATTTTTCAAAAATAGTTGTCTTTTCTCTTGAGAAGCTGTCCTAATTTGTCCCATATTTTTCCAAGTCACATTCTTAATTCCTAATTGTTTCAAAGTTGATTTAATAAAAACAGATTTAATGGCATTCCCAGCAAAGAAACGAATAAACCATGTGGGAGATGATGAAGTAGTCAAAACTGTAGTTGAATGAATATTGCGAATCTTTCCTTTTACGCCTGTTGGAGTATCAACGTAAGAAAAATTTTTCTTAAAGACTTTATCAATAAAACCTTTTAAGATTCCTGGCAAATCATTCCACCAGATAGGAAAGATAAATACAATATCGGATGCATCCATTATCATTTTTTGATATTTTTCTACTAAAGGATCTGTTGTTTGTCCCGTACTAAATAATTTTAATTCTTCACTAGTGTATACGGGACTAAAACCGTCTTTATATAAATCAATAATGTCAAAATCTTTTCCACTTTCTTTCAAAAGTGATATAGTTTTATTTAAAATGGCATGATTATAGCTCTGCTCATATGGATGAGAATAAATTATTAGTGTTTTCATTGTAAAATCTCCTTATTTTTTAAAATTTACGATAACGAAGTGTAGATACCCCATGTTAGTACAAAACTGACGTAGAAAATCAGGCTGCTTGTTTTAGGGTTTTATACTCAATCGGCGTCATATTATTTAATGTGTAGGAAAACACCGAGTTGTTTACACTTCATAGCTAAAATAATCCTCTAAAAATTCATAAGGTGTTTTCCCCGAAATCGCTTTATGCGGTTTAACTGTATTATAAAAATTAATAAAGTGTTTAAGCTTTTGTTTTCTATCTTTTGAGTCGCTAAATATTTGCTGATTATGCCACATCTCAATTCAAAGTGCGTATTACTCTTTCGGCTTTCTATTCATTTGTGGGCAGGCGGGTTTGGTAAATTTTTGATTAATATGATGGTTATGATACATTTTAACAAATTGGGGTTAGCAGGTGCCTTGATATTCACGTCCATTATTGGAATAAATACATGTAGTGGTATAAGGACATTGGGCTAACACCTCATTTTGTAAAAACTGTGCTGAGCTAAATTGGGATTTATCAGAGTAAATACCTGCATAAAGCTCACGTGAAAAATCATCAATGCCGACAAATAAATAGTCTCTAGTTTGCTGTTGCGTTTCATTTTTAAGTAACGGTAAACCTTTGGTGTCAACGTGTAGCATTTCACCCGGATAGGTTTGTTATAGCGTTTAGCTTGCCGTCTTAATTTATCTTCAATAGATTTTTTAACTTTAACCAGACATTTAATACCATAACTGATGGTTCTATAACGTTCATTCTTTACTGGTTAAAGGGACAAAAAGCTTCAAGTGAGCTTTCTTTAGCACGCTATAAATGGCCTAGCGACTCACCATAAAGCGTTTAGCTAAATCAGTGACGGTTATTTTTTCTTTATGATATAGACGCCATATTTCTTGTCTGTTATAAAGCGTTAATTTTGCTTTTTATGTATATTCATTACAGTCATGTCTCAAATTACTGTAAACAACGCGAGAAATTTCTACAGTTTATGCGTCAAACGATGAATTGGGCTGTAAAGCAGAAAAGGAAAGCTTAGGTTACAATTCATCGCGATTACATCCAGATATTTATATGGATGAGTTATTAGTTGGAATGCGAACTATTAATCAAGTTTTAGCGCATATTATGAAAAAACTTGATATTTATGATGAATTTAAATTAGATACATCTGAATTGTATGTTAAGTAAAAATTTATTTATAAATTTAACTTAATGCGGATGACAAAGGACTAAGTGGTGGAGCTGGCGGGAGTTGAACCCGCGTCCAGATTTCAATATCAATATAAATAATAATGATTTTTTATTTTGTTTGTTTTTTGCGTGCATTGGGCGTGCATTTTATTTTGATGCTTTTTTGATTGATGTATTACCATCATATGATTCAAGGTACGAACCGTAATGCCGGAATAACATTTCTGGCCCTTTATGGCCCATTTGCTCTGCTAACCAGAATAGATTAACACCGTTGCTTAGATGATATGTTGCAAACGTGTGTCTAGTTTGATACGGGTTGCGGTAGCGTACTCCAGATCGTTTTAACACTGGTACCCAAGCTTTTTTTCGTATTGCATCAGCACCTTCCCATTGTTTATTTGTTTTTGGATCCAAAAAAACATACTCATTATGTAAAAAACTAAATTTTTTTTGTTTAGCTAATGCTATTAGTGCATTATTATCCAGATCAATAATACGAGTTCCCGCTTTTGTTTTTGTTCCTTTTTCAACTCCAACTACTAGAGCAGAATTTACATGTACTTTGTTTTTAATAAAGTCGATATTTTTCCATTTTAATGCGCAAAGCTCACTTGACCTCATGCCTGTTGCAAAAGCGAACCTAAATAAATTTTCCCATTGTTCATTGCTACAACATTGTAATATTGCATTAACTTCATCAGGCGAGAAAGGATCAACAACGTAATCACTTTTATCTTGCTCTGTGCTTTTGTCATGATATTTAGATACTGATACAGACTGAACGGGATTAATAGAGATTATCCCATCAATAATGGCATCATCAAGAGATGATTTTAGATAAGATAGGTTGTTACGTTTAGTCTTAATTGATGTTGTTTGTTCTTGTACCCAATTTTTTATAATTCCTGGTGTTAATTCAGTTATGCAAATATCATGAAGATCATGAAGTGCATTAATGCACTTCTGATAGCCGTTGATCGTTGATGGAGATAATTTTCGTTTTTCACATAAAGATAAATAACTATCTAAATAGCTCTTAACTTTTAATCCTTTACTCGAATAGCCGAATATTTTCAGCTTGCTTGACTTTGGAAAGAAATCAGCATAATTAAAAGTTCCGCGCTCAATACTATTTAATATTTCACCTCTTTGCCGTTCTGCATATTTTATGTTTGATGGCGTAACTGGTAGGCCTCGTAGCGGTTCACGACAGCAAACACCTTTGAACGTAAATGTGATAATTAATGTTTGAACGTTTGCGTGTTTTCGAATTGTTACACCACGCGACATTTTTGCTTTTCCTTTCCTTTCCATTCATCAACCGCTACTATATCTACCTGACGTTCTTTTATGCCTTCAACACGGAAAACATGTACTCCAAAAGCCCAAATGCCACGTTTTAGCCTTTTATCTACAGCACCTACCGTGTCGCCATATTCGCTACAATATTTAGAAATTGGTAAATAACGTATCATTTTTTGCACTCCTTTTACTCCACAAAATTATTAAATAATTGTTATCTGCAACTTAACAATTATTTTGAAACCAAACACATTTGCTCTGCATCGAACATTGCATCATGTAGTGCGTTATGTTTTAAAAAATTAAATGACGATGTATAGTTTTCAATTTTCCCTTTTGCTGTTCGTGTTAATGCATCAATATATGTTCTAACATCTCTGACCTGATAATATAACCACGGCGTTTGTAATGAATATTCATTGAATGCATTTTCTAAAATAATCGGGTCAAAATTTGTTCCTCTAAAATAAAATGCAATATCAGGGTTAATTTTTTTCCATTCATTTATTTTAGATATTAATTTCTTAAGAGCTTCTTCTAAGTGAGAATGCCCTGGTGCAGGGGATGCAATTTTTTTATCAACTTGAGATCTCCACCATTCTAGCGTTTCATTGCTGATCGTTCGACTGGAATAAAATAATTGGTCTGGCAGGTCACATGACAGGTATAGATGATGATCACTGTAACAACCTGAAATTTCAACCATTTCTATTTTTTCTAACGTTTCATTTAAATTAAATCTATCAAATGCAAATGCTCCAATTGACAATATAATTGCCGACGGTTTTGTATCTAATGTTTCAATATCAATAATAACTGTATTAATTGTCATTTTAATTTTCTCCTTGTTTGCTATATCTAGTCATATTTAGCCCTCAATCGCTTGTTCCATGCTTTATAGTCGTTCTATATCTAAATATAGTTCTTCAATATCGTTATCTATTCTTTGTTTTGTTGAATAAACTTTTCTTTTTATTAACATAATTTCTGCTCTACGATTTAGTATTTCGACAGCCATAACCATCTCAGTGGTTGGTGGGTTTTCACGATCGTAACTTCCAGCTATTTCCAATAATTTATCTTCTGTTAAATATCTGATTTTATTCATGTATATCACTCCGTTTAAAATGTGACTTTGCTTTGTTGGTACTCATACACAGTCATAAAATTATTAAAACCTTTTTTACTATTAATCATTTTCATGACAACTTGTTCTGTAATTTCAGTTTTATTTGGTGTAGCTAACCAGAATTGAGTTAATCTATGTAATGGGTTGGCCGTTTCCCAAAGATCAGCTTGAAACTCTGCCAGATAATCAGATAGTTCAGATGTAAAATACTCATTAGCCGTTATAAATGTGTCGGTTTTTAAATATTCGCGTTTTAGCTGATCTCGACAAATAACACCCGCCATTATTTGCCATTTATAACGCACTTCGTTTAACATCCTTGCTTCAAATGATTTAGGTTTTATTTCAGAACCTTTGTAATAAACAAACACATCAATAGCAGTGATATCTAAGATCATGTAATCTTTGGCCACAATTCTAGATATTTGTTGATATTTTAGTGTTGAGTTATATTTTTTGTTTCGCTTCTTTTTCATAATTACGTTCTAGCATTTATTAACTGCAGTTATAAATTACTATCGATATAAGATAATAAGTTTTTGGTTAGGCTTCTTAGCTTGATATAACTATCAGGAACTACATGTTCGGTTGCTTTATTCATAATGTCATTTTTATTTTTTATGCTATGTATTTCCTGGTTCAAAGATGCATTTAAATTAGCTAACTCATCATTTCGAACTTGATACCATTCTATGCTATCCTTTTGCTTCTTAACCTCAGATTGAAGGTCTTTTATTGTGTTATGATTTCTTGCTAACTCATTTTTTTGTTTTGAGATTTCCTCTTTTAGTGAAGATATTTCTTCTTGCATACTGTCACTTTTTTTTATTTCTTTTTTCAATAGTTCATTAATTTTAGTTTTTTCATTATCTAATTCGTTGTAATTGTTGCATGATGCATTATATTTTTTAGTTAATTCAGATAGTTTCTTATTTAATAAAATAATCTTTTCATCTGTTTGAGATTGTTTTACAACTGCACTTTGGTCTTTGGAGTTAATATCAATGCTGACAACGATAAAACCGTTTTCAATTCCATTTGCTTCAATGTCAAAACTGGTAATAATCGCTTCAACTGAGTTACCAGGATCGTTTCTATCCTTGATAATTAATATGTCCCCAATCATGGGATCACGTGCAGTAGTTAGAACTAAAAACTTTTGTTGCCCAGATGAGATTTCAATAAAATTAGAACTATTAACCTTTACGCCATATTCTGCCATTTTTACTTCCTATAGTTATTTAATTTGTTTATCGTGTTAAACAAAACACATTCCAGAATCGCAGAACTGAACTAAATCTAATTGCTCATCCATTCCGTTTGATTTTAGAGGGGCGTCTGCAAGAGGGACTCCATATTTTGTTAACCAGAGATGAGGATTATCTTTCTGTATTTCTTTCTCGTGTTCACATGCTTTTTTAAAATCTTCTGGAACATTTTCTTTCATCCATAACCACTCGCTTTCTCTTCTGTTTGGACACATCCAGCATGCAGAACGGGGAGGAGTGGGTAAGCCATATTGCTCAACAAATTGAATTGCCATTTGTCTTGTAATCATCATTTCAAATAGCGGGTAAACACGATGCCACTTGCCTGTTGTTACTTTGATGCGTTTGGGCTCATCTAGTGACATCCCCATCCACATATCGACCCCTCTTTTGGTTAGATATGATTGCCCGTATTTTTTATTTAAAAACCGTTCTATTACTTCTCTTTTCCATCGAGCTGAACAGTATCCTGGTTGTTTTCCTCTGCATTCTCCATTTTCTTTTCGACCATCCCACTCTGAATAATATCCGGCTAAAGTCATGCCAGAAGATGGCTGAACTAAATCAACATTAGTAAATTGTGATTTTGGAACTATATAATATGGAATGTTCATTTCATCACATAAAGGTTGAATGTGTTTTTTTTGATACTCAAATACGTTTGAAGCTTCTCGCTCTGTATCAGCAGCAACAATAACATCTGGTTTTGGTAAAATTCCTGCATGGATCATACAAATAATTGCGTTTGATTGAGTCCCCATGCCTGATGACATAACATTAAATCTATTTGGGTTATGTTTGAATTGCCTTGCCGGAATGAAGTTTTTAATCTTAATCATAATTTTCACCCCAACAACTCATAAAATCGACGCATGAAGCGGTTATAAGCAACACCACTTGGTACAGGCTCTATTTTTCTCTCAAGCAATGGAATGCCTTTCAACATTGGCCATTCTTTGCCATCATTAGCTATATCACGATGCTCAGTTGCTAATAAAATAAGGTCAGCTTGTTTAACTTCGGGAGAAATAGTTAATGGCAAATTAAATTTTTGCCTGATAACTTGATCAACCTTGTCTTCAACCAGGCGGTAATCAGGTAATAATTTTTTTAGTGGTGACGGGATGTCTTTGCAGTACGCTTCAACAGCATCATGTAACAATGCTTCTAATTTAAATTTATCGGCAACAACGTAACTACATTCAATAGAATGTTGAGCTACAGAATAAAATCTATCAAGCTGCCCAGTGTAACGGCATTCATGAGATAAGCCTTTTGCGATATCTTCAATACAGATTGAATCGATGATAGGGTTTTTGTAATCAAAATGTAACCCTGAATAGGTTGTAATCCAAGTCATATTAATACTCCACATTTAATTAATAACGTCTGCACTCGTTATTTGTAATTTAAAAATTCTTGAAAAATTATTCTTTTTTAGAATCCTTATTATTAAATTCATCGCATATAATATTTGCGGCTTTTATGATTGTGTTCATCTGATCATATGTGATAAAACAACCATTGTTTTGTTCATCTATTTCTTTCATAATTGAACAAACCAAACTTATTTGGTCCACTCTAACCGGTTTATTAGTTGACATAATCACGCTCATTCTTACTCCAGTTGTTTTAAATTTTTGTCAATTTGATGCTGTATTTTTTCAATTCGTTTTTCTAATCTAAAATTTACAGCTCGCGTTGCGTCGTTTAAACTTGAATGCAATAAATAACTCTCCTTATCAATCCTTGTCTTGTCACAATAAACACTATTTTTGGTTATTTTTGTGATTATTAATTTTTCGGGAGTTAATGCATGTTGATCTGTATACCAAATAACATCCCCAACTTTTAGCTTTTTCCACTCTTCATCTGTAATCATAATTTACTCCTCAGGCAATGGTATTTCACTTAGATAAACCCAATATTTAACTTTATCATCACCATACGCCCACGTTTTTGTTGTACTATGAATCCAATTTTCACTAAACACTGGTTTATTTTTATGAAACGATAATGTCAAGCACATCATTGGAAGTCCGTCTTCATCGGTGCCGTCAGGCAACTCTTTGCTAGCATCACGCCAATTTAATTTAGGCATTAGCAATCTCCAGTTTTGATTTTATTTCTTCGTATGGCTCTTGAACAAAAAGGGTTTTGTCATTAAGTATTTCAATAACTGTTTCAATACTATCGGTTTCTTGAATATAAATAATGCATTCTATGTTAACTAACATCTTACCGTCTTGGTCTGTTACCTCAATAAACTTAGCCAATTATAAACTCCTCTTAGCAGTTAACTATTGTTGTATTAAGTAATTGCCACTCTGTCGCCAACGGCGTGGCTACCGTCTGGAAAGCATTTTGGCTTGTATATTTCAAATTAGTGGGCTAACTGCTAAGGAACAGATCACTGCTAACACTAATTATCAACGCATATACCAGACGCCACCTACGTTATTGCACCGCTTTAGTAAAATCGTTGATTAAATTAGCTAGTTCATTAGCAACTAAAAAGAAATCAGCTTCTATTCGTTTTGCTTTATCATCTAGTGAGATATCGCTATTTTCATCTAACATTTCAGATGAATAGCTAATTTTGGAAAAAACGAGCTCAGTATTTACTGTAAAAACTGTTTGCTGTTTATATGAGAACGATAGCGATTTAATTTCATGCCCACCATTTAGATAACTTTTGACTTCTTCTGCAGTGAGGTTTTCGTCAATAAGTTTTATTTTTCCATTACCGTCTAATGGGTCGGCTAACATTGCATCATTGAGTACAAAAAAGTTAGGTGGAGTGCTGTCATTACATACCCATTCTTTTAACGTGAATGATATATTGTTTTCAACAGAAAGTGGTTTGAGTGCTAATGCGCCTAATTCTTTTCTTATCAGCGCAAGAACGTCTTCGGCTTTTTTAAAGCTGGCTGTTTCTACCGCTATAAATTTATCTTTATCATTAATCCAAACATAGACGTATTGATCTTTTGTGAATGCAACGGGCAATAAGTCAATAATAACCTCATCTTTTACACAATGTTTTTCGCTCTTAGTTGCGCTACGACCAAGTTTTTGTTCAAGCTGTTCAATTCGTTCAGAAGTTTTTTTCTTGATAACAGATGCCGGTAGCAGTTTGCTTTCAATGCGTAACTTTAATAATGAGTGCCCTTGGACCTGTAATTTTAATACGTCATCGTCATTAATTGGCGAAACAAAACCTTTTTTAATTGAGTCCGTTGGTCCGCATGGTGTGAACGCCATGTTTTTTAACATGTTGTTGTCTAAACGTTCTATGCTACTGTTTTTATCGAATTGATAAATAATTAGGTTTTTGAAAAACATATTTAATACTCCACATTTTTATTTTATCTTTCTGCACTAAGATGTTTAATTAATCGCAATGGTTCGGGTAAATAAAGTCGTCTATATCACAGTCAAATACAAGTTTTGATTGTCCGTAATAAAGAGCAATAATTAAGTTTTGATATTTTGTGTTTGTAGGTTGAATCAATTTTCCAATACATTCGCCAGCAATTCTTGCTGAATAAACTTCATAAGCGTAATATTCATCATCATATTCGCCGCATTTACCTTTTATTTTTTCGTCTAAACGGCAACAACCTAGGTTGTTATCCAATAAGTATTTAGGTCTTTCTAAATAACTCTCTTTAGGCTTCTTATCAAAATAGATACTAATATAGTCATGGTCATAATCACTTTCATTGATCCGAATGTCTGGGTTGTCCCAATCGTTTTCCATTGCTTCCTCTGCATATTCTTCAACAAAAGCCTCCAGTAAATCAGAAAGATAAATATATTCAGGAATAGGGTATTCATTAATAATGTTATTAAGCATTTTTGTCGCTTTATCCACAAAATTTTGCTCAACATTCGATGAAAGCCATTGCTGTTGAAGTGAGTTGACAATTAATTGGTTATATTTAGGTAGAGAAATAACATCTTGAATATTGGCAGGTAATGTTTCTTTGACCGCCTCTTTTACCGCTCGCCCAAAATCGCCATACGGGCTAAGCTCGCTTTCAATTGCATTTTTAAATAATCCTTCAAGTGCTTCATCAATTATTGATGCAGGTTTATCACTATTATTAAAACGGTCAACACCTTCTAATAACAAGTCTTTTAATGTTTTATCTGTCATTTCCATCCTCCACAAATGTTGTAAATAATTTTGTTCGTGAGCCCTCTGCACAGGACACACATGGTTTGTTAGTAATAAAAACGCTCTGGTCTGCACTCCAAGAGCGTACGATTTACTCCACTAACATTCTGTAATCAGGAACTGCATTAACTAAGTGTGCCTATCTTTATACTTGTTAGGCTCAAGTGTCCTTTTTGTCACCACAACAGCAAGGAATTTTGATATAATTTAAACAACCACAACAGATAAAAAAGGAAACAATATGAAAAAATATCAGGCAGAAAAATTTGCTATAGCAATAGCGAGAGAAATTTTACAAACTAACCCAAATGCAATAATTTCTTCTGACTCTTATGATAAAAAATCGGCTGATGATGTAGCTGATTTTATTTTAGAGCTATCGTCACGTTTAGAGAGTGACCTTGGGGATGATCCTCTGGATAAGAATTAACTGTACTAATAGCCTTGCAAACTTGTAAGGCTAATTTTTCAAGGCTAGCGTAACAACTAGCATCTGCTTTAGAGACGCTTTCTAAAATTGCGTTTTTTATTTTTTCTTTATCTGTTCCAGATAAAAGATTATTTTGAGCCAACATACAAACCTCCAAAATGATTAAACACTTAGTTAATGCTGTTCCTGATTTTTAAAGAGCTAAATAGCTTAATATATTACGTTCATATAAAATGCAGGCTCAGTATCAATTACCTCAATTGGGTTAAATATACGAAATGGTGGCTGATTATTTACCACTCACAGCCATCGTGGTAAGATTGGAATCGCCAAACACCAACCTTAAGGAGTTAATTATGAATGCCCCTAAGCCTGATGCACATAAGCCAATTAATGAAAGGCCTGTGCCACCACCAAAACCGCAACGGAAAAGTTAAAAGGTGAATAAAATGGAAACAATAAGACACGACATTATTTATGATATTAATTACTCATATACTTTAGAGAAAATGCAATCCACATTGTGTGGTAGGGTAGATCGTTTCTTATCATTTCTAATCTTATTCTTTGGCGCCGCTGTTTTTGCGGATTTTCGAGGTACTATTTTTTATGGTGGACTGATAGCATGTGTTGCTGCATTTAACTCAGTTTACCAATTTGGTAAAAATTCAGCGGTAGCACAATCCAGAGCTTATCAATATTTGGCATTAATTCGAGATGTTGACTCTCTTGAAAATGACCAATTAGCATCAAAACTAAAATTAATGGAAAAAGATGATAGCCATGTTTTTTCTGTTCTACGTAACGCTGCACAACAAAGAGCAGCTATTTGTCTAGGTCTTAGAGATAATCCTCCAATAAAGCTAACTAAATTTGAAAAAATCATATCTTGGTTAGCTGGTGATTTACCTAATCAATCTGAATATTTAAAAAATAATACGGGACTTTATCCAGAAAGCGAATCTGATAATTGATATTGAGCCTGATTTTTAAAGAACTATCAAAACAATTCATTAAAAAACACTGTATATAAATTCAGTATTTTATTATAATGAATAACTCTAATTAACTGATTAACAGATCTAAGACTATGGACGAGATTAAAACAATAAAACACAGTTGTGTTATATGCCAAAGCCACGAATATCTTTTCGAACATGAACCTAAGCTAAATCCAAATGATGAAGCGGTTTTTGTGAAAAGCATTTCATGCGCTTTATGCGGTTATCCAATTTCAGCAGTAGAATTCATGGAATCAGAAACGGGTTTCAAATACGACGAACTGAAAACAAGAATAATTAATTAGATGTTTTGATTTTTAAAGAGCTATGTAAAATTAACTGCATCTAATTTTAGATAACTAAACAAAAAAGTCAATATTATTTTTATAGAATAATAAAATAATTTTAGAAAGGTAAACGTTATGGTAGGAGAAAGTGACCTGATAAGGTCACTATTTTATTGTTATTTTATTTTGCACGTTTTTTCTACATCTGTAACGATACTATCGTAGTTATCAAGATCAAAAAATGCAATGAATTCCGCTTTAGTATTCTTTGTTAATGGTTTCATTGTAACAATGATACGTTTCTTATGTTTCATGAAGTTAAACACTTCTGTAACATCATGACTTCCTTGTTCTAGCACTATATATTTATCACTAGAAAACATTTTTTTTCTAGTAGAGTTATTATTAAGATCTTCAATTAAAACATCTATTTCACCTGCATTTTTAAAATTAGGGTCTTCTGTATAAATGAAAAATGTTAAATCTCCATTATCATTTACACTAAAAAGATCTGTGCAACCAATCGATATTAAAGTGTTTTCTTCAGAGCTTCTTTCTGCATGCATACTCGCTGTTATTTCTGTTTGACCTTCTTTTTTTACTTCCCAGTCCGCATAAGCCATATTGCTCATACAGCTCAACAATAAAATTAATGATATACATTTATATTTCATACTCGTCTTTTCCTAAATATTCTATGTTCAACCATTGTACCTATTATACGTATTTGCTGGTTTAATGTGCTCATGGGGCTATAATCTGGGTTTAATGGTATTAATTCAAACTGCATCCTATTATGCTTGTCATAACCTAATTCACGATATTTTTTAAAGGTTGCTTCTGATTCGCCGTTCATTGCGACAACAAATTCACCAGGATATGGCAGTACTTCAGGATCTACGATTATTAAATCACCTTCTTTAAACTCGGGCTCCATGGAATCCCCTTTTATTTTAAGTGCAAATGCTTTTTTTGATAGATCTAAAGAGGTTATTATATATTCAAATCCTGTAGAGTCTCTTAGTTCACAAGACTCTGTCCACGCTCCAGCTTGGACGTAGCTAATTAATGGTACTTTGTATGAATGTAATTCTACTGGGACTATATTAGATTCAAAGTTTCCCTTTAATAACCACGCAAAATCACAATTAAGAGCAATTGACAGATCAAATAAATTTTTAGAACTGGGTGTAGATATATCTGACTCCCATTGCGAAACAGAAGAATGGTTTGCCCCTTTTATTGATTTAGCTAGTTCGCGTTGGGTTAAGCCCAGTTCTGTTCGTTTTTGTTTTATTCTAGATCCAATTGTATTCATAAAGACACCTATTAATAAATAGTTTAGTTATCTTAACACCTGTTGACTTTAGATAAATAAACATATAATATTTAGAAAACTAAACAAAAAGGAGGCGTAAATGTTCAAAAATATCGTTTTAAATTATTTTAATGGTGTAACTCCATTAGCTAAAAGTTTAGGTATATCAAAAGGGGCTATCTCTCAATGGGGAGACATTATTCCCGAAAAAAATGCGTATCGGATTCAGGAAATAACCAATGGAGCATTAAAAGTTGATACAAAATTATATCGAAATAAACATTAAAACAACCACCAAGAATAGAGGTAAATGTGGACAATAGAAATTATCCAACACCGAAAGAGATAACCGATGCAATTCATCAGTTAATCACATCATTTGACGGTAAGTACCCTGAGATGGCGAAACGACTAGATCCAACATCGGGTACAGAAAACGCATTACGCAATCGTGTGCGGCAATTAAATGGGCAAATGGTACCGCTGGGAATGATATTAGAAATGGAAGCAGAAGCCAATTCTAATGTTATTACAGAAGCAATTGCAAAATATCGAGGCGGTGTTTTTGTTAAGTTGCCTGAATTTAATGAATTTGATAACGACGAGTTACTAAATAAATTTAATAATCTGATTGCAGAACTGGGTCAATTTTGTCGGCAACATAATGAATTTACTGCAGATGGAATATTAGATAAAAAAGAGAAAAAGTCATTAAAAGCTACGTCGTATGCAATTCAATGTAGATTGAGTGAAATTATCGTTATAACTGAGATGATTTTTGGAAAGGGTGACCGATAGCAATTTTGCAGAAGGCTATCGGTCGGTTGCGAAAAAACACTTGTGGAGTATTAGTCGCATGAATAGTTTAACACTAAATTGTACTGTAACGCAATTGCGTTGTAAGTTTTCACAATCAGGCTTTGAATATGAAGCCATGATAAATCACATCTGGACACCTGTCAGCCACCAATTTGTCGAATTTTTGTGGTCTTTTCTAATCAAACAACAAAGTTTGAATAACGACAATAACAAAGAGGTTAATCTATGAGTACCAAGTTAACTTCCTATGTTTGGGATGTTTGTGCTACAAGTGGAATGAAAGGCACTAAATTATTAGTTTTACTAAGGTTAGCTGATTTTTCCAATGATGAGGGGGTTAGTTTCCCCTCAATTGATACAATTGTCAGCCAAACTGGCTCAAGTAAAAGTGCTGTTAAGTTAGCCCTTAGCAGCCTAAAGAAAGATGATTGGTTATATGTAAAAGCTCGTCGAAATGGTCAACGGAATGACAGTAATTTGTATTGTATAAATGTCCAAAAACTACAAAAACTAGCTTTAGAAATTGTTAATTCTCACCAGCCAAATTCTGACCCGTCACATTCTGACCGGTCAAAAACTGACCCGACAGAAATTGACCTGTCAGAAAATCAAATTCCTAATATTATCAACGCTTCATCAGGGTATGGAAATTCTCAGGGGTCAAATCCTGACCGGACAGAATCTGACCCCGATCCATATATAAATAATAATATAAATAATAATAAATTAGGGTCTGGAAATTTTAGTCAAATTTCCGACGCTGATAAATTATCCCAATTTTTAGAAAAACATCCTCAAGCTGAAATTTATTCAGCAAACGGAAAATACTGGGGTTCAAAAGATGATTTGAAAGTAGCCCAGTATATTTATCAAAAAGTGCTTGAGATTAACCCAACTTACCAAGAACCTAATTGGCCACGATGGAGCAATGAGATTCGGTTGTTAAAAAAACGAGTCAACAAGCGGACACGAGAAATATTAGAAGTTTTTAATTGGGCTAATCATCATGAATTTTGGTTTAAAAACATTTTGTCACCGTCGAGCCTTTCTGAGAAATGGATGATCCTCACGACTCAAATGCTATCTGATAGTAAAACAGTGGTAAACAAATCGTCTGAAATTGATTGGAATAGTACAGGGTGGTTACGTGAGGAGGTCCTACAATGAAACCTTTAAACGAAATTTACAGCGCATCTGAAATTGCGATAAAAAAAAATGTTAGCCACCAAAATACATGTATTGGAACGCCAAAATTTAATTGTGAAATTGAAAAAAACTTTAACAAATTGTTTATCCAATTAAAACAGGTATTCCCTGCAATAACGGCGTTAATAAAAACTCAGATAGATCTTGATGAGTTCAAAAACCAATGGTTACTGGCATTTAAAGAAAACGGCATAACAACGTTACGTCAGTTTGAAATTGGTATGAAGAAAGCACGCCAACAAAACACACCATTTGTCCCATCGCCTGGTCAATTTATTTCATGGTGCAAAGAGGGCGAGGCATCAGATATGGGGTTACCAACAGTTGCTCAAGTTATGCGAGAGTTCAACAAGTATAGTGCTGAGATTGGTTTTTCATGTCAAACAGCAGAGCAATTCCCGTGGTCTCATCCAGTTATGTACTGGATTGTTACCGATCTGAGAAAGCACATGCGCCAATACAATCAATCTGAGTTCGAGGTTGAAAAGCGTGCCGAAATGCTAATCAACAAATGGGCAAAAAAATTGAGTAACGGTGAAGTAATACCTGAAATTCGTGTCCAACTTGAAGAAAAAAAATCAGGGTACGGCGTATATTATTGCAATTCTGATGCAGTCAACGCGATGAGAGAAAGGGCGAGAGAGAAAGCAAAAAGGAGTATAGCAGAAAATGGCTAAAGTTGATTATAAACATTCAAAAAGCAAAACTGATTCAGATATAAAAGATCTATGGCAAACGCCGATTGAGTTATATGAATTTTTAAATGCTCGTTTTAGTTTTGTTTGTGATGTGGCTGCTAGTGATCACAATCATTTGCATTTGAATTATTTAACTGAGTCATATGATTCGTTACTAAATGGATGGTCACACTTAAAAAGCGGTTTTGCTTTCTGCAATCCACCTTACTCTCGTATATTGCCATGGGTCAAAAAGGCACGAGAAGCCGCAGATTGCGGGGTTGGTACCGTGATGTTGTTACCCGTTGATACGTCGGTTGAATGGTTTAACGAGTTACGAAAATTAGCTAGTGAAATTTATTTTATTGTTAATGGTCGTATTTCGTTTGTCCGTTCTGATAATAAGCAAAAAATTAACGGTAATAACCGAGGTTCATTATTTGCGGTATTCAATCCCAAGGCATTTGGTGATTGTCGTGTTTCATTTGTTGATAGAAGTGAAATTTATGCAACATACGAAAAAATCAAGGAAACATTACCAGATCCTGCGGTGAGTGCTGTATGGCCAAAAGAGGTTGACCAGATATTTAATTCAATTGAGTATGCAAAAAATTTAACAATTGAACATCAAACAAAAGTTAAACAAAGCATTAACAAAATGATTATTGATCGGCTATCGCCAGAGCAAATTAATAATGCTGCTCGGTTTTTGGTAAATAGAATGGAGGCTATGCCAAAAGCTTAATGCTTTTTATGTTGGTAATGTTGTATATGAATGTAGGGTCAAATAATGATAAATATTAATTTAGAACGCATGGAGTTTGAAAAAACAATGCGTAAAAAAGGGTGTCCTGATATTCATTTAAGAAAGGACCGAAAGGGCGGATATTTAAGAAAAAATATGGAATCAGCATTTCAAGGCTGGGTATTAAAAGCATCAACACAACAAAGCATAAAAGGATTAATAGCGAATGATAACTTTGGTTTTACCATTCCCTCCATCAATGAATACTTACTGGCGCAACTTGAATGGCAGAACGCTATTAAGTGTTAAAGGTCGAAAATATAAAACTGCGGTTATTGCTGCAGTATATGAGCAGTTAAAAAAGAAGCCTAAACCAATTACAGATAATGTTGCTGTCAAAGTTGAATTTTATCCGCCTAATAATATCAGGCGTGATATGGATAATTATTTTAAAGCTTTGTTTGATTCGCTCACAACAGCGGGCGTTTGGGTTGATGATAGTCAAATAAAAAGGATTGAATCTGAGTGGTGTGAGTCAATTAAAAATGGTAAATTATTAATCAATATTTTAAAATTGGAATAAAAAAATGAAAATTTATTTAGATTACAATGTGTTAATTTTTCTAAAAGATAAAAAATCATCCGAAATAAATTCGGAAGAATTAGAAAAGAAAATAGCCAACTACAAATTAAATGGACATTGTTTCTTTTTTAGTCCTGCTCATTTAGAAGAATTAGCCGTTTCTAAGAGACATAGTGATGTTGATGATGAAGTAATTATCAGGGACATAGGATATTTTACTTATTTTTTTGGGAAAAACTCAATAAGACCGAAAGATGATAGTGTTGTATTTAGAACTGAATACCCAGGTACGTGTTATAATAGAGCCATCAGCGATAGTTACTTAAATGATTGTGTTGAATCTTTTAGTAAAAAAAGGCTAAAAACTATAAAATCGATAAAAAAAAATAACTCACAAAAGATGCTTGATAAATCTGATTTCGATGTGTTGATCGATCACTTAAGAAATATAGAATCTGAAGCTTTTTCAGATATTATAGTTTACAAGGATGAAAATACACTGTCATTAATACGAAATAGTTTTAATTTCAGACAAAATGCAATCGAGGCTCTATTTCATCTTTGCGAACTGAAAAATATTTATCCAGAAAAAATGAAAAATTCTAGGTCAAGATTGTACGATATTGGCCATATTATTTATGCCTCTTATACGGATCTTTTCATAACTCATGATGAAAAACTTTTTCAAAAAGCAAAAATAATATATGATTTTTTAAATATAAAAACAGAAGTGCTTTATCTTAACGAGTTACTAAGTAACTAACGATCGAGACTAGTGAAGATATTTTTATATATTAAGTGGATTCATTAGTATATTGAAAGGATATGAAGTTAGTTCTATTTGAAAAGTTATATTCAGTTTGCTATCGTATCAATTGTCAGAGTGCAGACTGACATGTTGCGAAAAGGTGCTTAACAAGGCAGATGTTAAGCGTGTATTGAAAACAAGTGGAGTATTAAAATGTATAGCCAATCTTCTATGGTGGTAGGTAATGCCACATCAACAATGCCGTCAGGCAATCAATTTACCATGTCTAGCCGTGATCTATTAGAAATGATCAACAAGGTAAGGCTAGAAGAAAATGAGAACGCTGTCAGGGTTAACCAGTTTCATGAAAGAGTAGCTGATGAGCTGTCAGATTTTAACTACAAAACTTTTGTAGTAGAAAATTTAAACAATACAAAATCTACTTATTTTGAGCTAACACAAGATATGTGTATGTTAGTTGCAATGAGAGAATCAAAAAAGGTTAGACGAATTGTTCTTGAACAATTAAAAACCAAATTTTATCATCGTCAAATAGTAATACCTCAGACATTGCCAGATGCCTTGAGACTAGCTGCTGAACTTGCTGAAGAAAAATTGAAATTAGAATACAAAGTTCAACAAGATGCCCCCAAAGTCGCTTATGCAGATAAAGTATCGTTATCACAAAATGGAGAAAGCATCTCAAATTATGCAAAAAGCATAAAAGTAGGACCGATTAAATTATTTAATTACTTGAGAAAGAAAAAATATTTAAATTCTGAGGGACGAAGGCACAATACTCCAAGACAATCATATATAGATCAAGGTTATTTCACACTAAAAGAAAGTCATTATGAATCTAAGAATGGAGAAGTTAGAACGGCATACACAACACTAATAACAGGAAAAGGCCGTGTATGGCTGACTAACAAACTTATCAACGATGGTTTTATTTCTTAGGAGTATAAAATGATTAATAACACAAATAATTCATATATTGGTTGTACTGCAGAAAATCTTAATAAATTAATTCTTATTCATAATGTTACTTTATCTCCAGAGAGATTATTACAAAAAATTAAAAGACTAGGTATTGTTCGGGTTGAGTATGTCAAAGTTAATGGTAAAAATAAAAAATACTGGGTAATAAATGAAGAAGCAGAATGGTTTGGTTTAAACTTATCAACGGGTGATGGTGATGAAACCGTGCCATATTTCTGGGATGGTAGATTTCCGATAATTCTTGAAGGTGTGCGTCAGGTAATGAAAAAGGAACTGACTGACTATGTTAATAGTACTAGGATATTTCATTAACCAATGAAAGCATTACTTACTCCTTATTATCAACCCGAGCTTGGAATTATTATTTTAAAACCTGGTGCAGAGTTACTAAAAAAACTGTGCACAGGTAATCGTATTATTATTTCTCAAAGTGGTGAAGAGTACGCGGGTATTAAATCGGGTATTATTCAAGATGAGCAACCATTATTAAATAATAAATATATCGATCCATTTATATTACATGACACAGTAGTTAATAAACTAAAAAATCTATATAACTTTGATTATTTTTTAAATCAACGATATAAATGTCAGTTAGAAGATGGCGAGTATTGTCATCATGAATTAGTGAATGAAAAAGTTGGCAATTCAGCTATTCGTGTGTGCTGGCATCACAATAAAGATTTAGTTATTGATGATAATGTGAAAACGCTAGCAAAGCGCAACTTAAAAAAATTTCTAATCGAATGTGTTATAAACCAGTTAAAACATGACAGTAATCATCTGTTATCAATTCAAGAATTAGCGTGGTGGGCCGTAATCAACAAACTGCATGAACTCATACCCGAGAACATGGCCAGGTTATTACATAATAGGCCAATTGAAGAAATAAAATCTGTTTACAAAGAATCTGAATTAGTTGCTAGTGATGATCGTTCAAAACCTAGATTACAAAATGAAATAAATAACACACACCAACACCTACAAGCATTATTTAAACCAGTTAAGAAAATCGCAGTGAATCCTGAATCACCGGAATCATTCATGTTAAGGCCAAAATTAAAACGCTGGGAATGTGAAAAATATACTCAGTGGGTAAAAACTCAACTTTGTGTATGCTGTGGTAATCAAGCTGATGATCCACACCATATAATTGGTTATGGTCAAGGCAAGATGGGAGGAAAGGCTCATGATATCTTTACATTGCCACTCTGCAGAATTCATCACAACGAATTGCATAAGAACACCGAAGAGTGGGAACAAAAGCACGGTTCACAGATATTATTGTTAATTCAATTTTTGGATCGAGTTTTTGGTATGAAAGTAATCACGTAACAATAACTTTTTAAATTTTATTGATAAATAATTTTGGGCTTCTTTACGTCTAGATATCTAGATGGTAAAATGACATTATTGTGGAGTTTGAGCAATAAATAGAGTGCAGACTGTTTATTGTGTAAATCCTTTCTAATTTAAGAATGGAGATGTCGTTACATGCCAAAAACTTATCGAAAGTCACTTATATCTTTTGAATATCCTGTTCAAGATATGTCGCCAACAGCAATTCAACATAAAAGAATAAAGGACGCATTGAAATATAATCCTGATACAGGTGTTTTTACTAGTCGTTATAATTCGGGGCTATATATAAAAGGCTCGTTCAATGATAAAGGTTATTTAATTATTTGTGTTAATGGCCGTCGTTATCAAGCTCATAGATTAGCGTGGTTTTATATGACAGGTAAATGGGCAAGAAAAAATATTGAGCATATCAATGGCAACATCGCAGATAATCGGTTTGGCAATTTAAGAATAGAAGAAACACCACTGGATAATTCTCATAACTTAAGATTAAGTAAAAAAGTTAACGCTTCAGGAGCGAGATGTGTTCATTTTGCTAAATCTGATAAAAAATGGGTTGCAACAGTTCAACATCTGGGGCAGCCTTATTATCTAGGTCGATATAGTGAAAGATCTAAAGCAATAAAAGCAGTGAATCAATTTCTAAAGCGGTTTAGTAATGACTTTTTTTCCAAATCGACAAATAAACGAGTTTTTACAAATGATAAAATTAGAACCATATCTCAATTAAAACGAAAACTTCAATTAGGTAAAACAGAACCTCTAGATAAATACCAAACTATATTCATTGAAAGAATGATGTGTGGTTGGGGGGCATGGGCATACTCAGGAATAGATAAGCAAAATAACACAAATCCTATCGCTAGGATGATGGCATCAGTTGATGGCTATAGGACCATTCATCATTGTAAGGTCGTTGAAATTTTTGAAAAGTTATATAATAAAGGGTATTCAGGAGAAGATCTTGTAAAAAAAGCAACAGATATTTTGGCTTCATTACGACATGGAAGTTATGCTGAATGCACAAATGAAGAAGCAAGTTTTGTTGATAGAATGCTTATAAAAACTTTTGGTGTACAAAATCCATTAATTAGAATTGCTGTTTATTATTATGTTTATGGGTATAGCATGACTGCAATATCTCAATATATATTAAAAATAACTGATTATAATCTAACAGTTAAGCAATGTAGAGATCGTGTGCATTGGTGCTTATCTTTTATTAAAGAAAAACTTTACGCGTCTATTCAATATGAATTAAATCAAATAGATAAATAAAAAAATAAAAAAATATTGCAAAAAAAGTTATAAGGTAGTATATTTGTGATATATTCCACAGGAATTCTATAAATAACCTCAGCTTAACAAGTTGGGGTTTTTTATTGTCTAAAATATGGCGAGAGATATAAACGCTATTACTCCACATTAGCTCCACAGTGTTTATATCGCTGCAACTCGCCACCTTTCTTTATTTGGAACATGTTCGTTCATTATACTCACTTATTAAACATTTAAATTAAAAGGGTAAAAACATGCAAGAGCCAGCCACTACATCAGCATTTTTAGCGGTAATGTGCGCTATTGGTGTTGTGTCTGGATCTGACGCATATCCAGTAATAATTAGTTCATTTGCCGGTGCAACACTATATATGACATCTAGTCATAATATTAGTTTGAGTCGGCGGTGGTTGTATTTTATTTTGTCATTTTTTCTTGGTATCACGACATCTAACGCGGTTGGGAAAATTATAGCTGCATTGGTCCCATTTGTTCAGTTAACTGTTGATCAGTCATTAGGTGCATTGTTGTCATCCGCATTTATTGTAAAAGTGCTAGTGTATTTTTTAGAGAATAGAGATGTCGAAAAATCTATTTTTAGTTCAATTATAAAATGGCTCTCCAATAATAGTAGGAGGGATGATTAATGTATCTATTAGCTAGTTTATTTAACTTCGATATGAACTCTGTGCAACCACTTCTTAAATGGGTCGTGGTTTTGTTGAGTTTATCATCTGCAGGTGTGCTGTTTTGTTATAGACGAGGTAAGTCAAAGTTTAGATTCTTTCCGTCTCTGTTGGCTTATTCATTAATGCTTGCAATGATTTCCGATCCAATCCTGGTATTTATAGGTCAACCTAAAATAATTGATCTTACGGAAATATTAGGTAGAAGTTTTATTCTGGCTGTTTTATTGGCACACAACGGTAATGTTGTTGGCGCATTTAAAAATGCAACATGGCCAAGGATATTTAATTTTAGGAGGAAGAATGAAAATAAGCATTAATGGAAAATCTAAATTAAAGTCGTTTGAGGGATTACGGTTAATAGCATACCAATGCTCAGCGGGTGTTTGGACTATCGGTTGGGGTCATACTACGGGAGTAAAAGAGGGCGATAAAATAACAATCGGGCAAGCTGAAATTTTCCTAACGGGTGATTTAGTTCAGTTTGAAAATGCAGTGAATAAATTAGTTAAGGTACCGATCAATCAAAATCAATTTGATGCTCTAATTTTGTTGATTTTTAATATTGGCATTACTGCATTTACTGGTTCAACATTATTAAGAAAATTAAATGCAGGGGATTATTCAGGGGCATCTAATCAATTTTTGGTGTGGAACAAAATCAGGGTAAATGGCGTTAAAAAACCGAGCCTTGGTTTGACTCAACGTCGCCAAGCTGAAAAAGAGTTATTTGATAGAGCGTAATCATGAATAAAAAAATAGCAATAATGATCTTTGTTCTGATTGTGTTGTTAATTTCAAGCAATGGATTTTGGGTTTATAACTCTGAACGCTTAAAGGGCAAAATTGCAAAAATACAATTGATTTACGCTCAAGAAGATTTGAAGCGAGAGAAAGAGTATGTTGGTAAGTTGGAATATCAGCGCGAACTGACAAAAAGTTCAATCGAAACAGTTGTGCAAGAAACAAATCTTTATATGAACTTAAACGAGCAGTTACAGGGTGAATATGATGTATTACAGAAAGATATGGATGCATTACTTAAAAGTGACGAGTGTAGCAATCGTAATATTGCTGATGATGTCCGCCGCAGGTTGTTCTCAACAAACTAGAATTGAATATGTAACTCCAACTTACGTTCCATTATCGGATAACATTTCGAAACAAAATCCTGAACCTGTAATAACAGAGCAAAATCTTGTTAAGTGGAAAGATGCGCTTAAATTAATGAATGAATATAAAACATGGGGTGAAAAAGAGCGGAATCGTGCTAACTCATGTATAACTATTTACGAAAAAGTGATTGGTGAAAATAATGCAAACAGTAAAGATAAACACAAATAACAACACAATTATTAGCGAATGTGATTCAGTAGTGATAGCTAGACCTGGTCAGTTAATGTTTGATTCAACAATTGCCGAGGCCAAAAAAAAGGGGTATGAAAGACCAGAGCATATGATTTGTTATGGGAGAGCTACTGAAATTGAAAAAGGCGTTTATCGCGATGATAGTAAGGTTTTTGTTCTTCCTCGTTGCATTAATGATAATACGATGATCATAGGATTAGTTTGTTTATCAACAGATGATCAAAATGATAAAGAGGAACTTTCATATTTGTTTATTTATGAAGGTGAAAGCGTCTTTATAACAAACTCTAATGGTGTCGAGATTGAGGTGTTGAGGTGAGATGTAAAGCAAAAGGCTGTTGTGTTTGTGCGTATTCAGCAAGTGGTTATTGTGATAAACATTTATACATGATCAAGGTGAATAAAATAAAACGTCAAATGGATTGGTCTGTTTGTAATAAGAAGGGATGTAAGAACAAAACATCACAAGGAAAACGTTACTGTTCTCAACATAATTGGTTTGTCTAATTTGGAGTTAATATGCCAGCTCGCACACCAAAAGCGTGTAGAAAACAAGGTTGCCCAAGGGTTACAACTGATGCGTCAGGTTATTGTACAAGTCACAAACCAACGGAAAACAGTTGGGCTAGGTACCAAAAAGGTCGCTCTAGACATGAGCGAGGTTATGGATCATCTTGGGACAAGCTAAGAAAGCAAGTCTTGCAACGTGATAAATATATTTGTCAGTGTGATGAATGTAGGGGTTTAGGCTTAGTTAAAGAAGCTACTCATGTCGATCACATCATTGCAAAAGCACATGGCGGAACAGATGATCTAAGTAATCTGCGTGCAATTAATAAGCACTGTCATGACAAGAAAACAGCAAGAGAGCGGCTTAGGTAGGGGGGATCAAATCTCTGTAGCTTTTCTTCCTGAGTACCGCCCCCCTAGTCAAATTTTTACAACCGCGAAAAATGAACTTTAAATTGGAGATGTTATGGCTGGAGCAAGCGGACGGTCAGGACGTAAGCCAAAACCAGTCGCAATAAAAAAACTTACTAATAATCCTGGTAAACGAAAACTCAACAAATATGAGCCAACATTCACTCCGATTGTGGGCGTTAGCCCTCCAGAATGGTTCGTAGAAGCTGATTTACAACTCGCAATACTAATGTGGGAGCTAACAGCAAAAGAGCTGTGTGCCGAGGGACTATTGTGTGTAACCGATTTGAGTATTCTTGAGCGTTGGTGTGTCGCATATGAATTTTGGCGGAGGGCTGTAATTAATATTGCTCGGCAGGGTAATACCGTGATCGGTGCAACTGGTGGACCAGTAAAAAATCCTGAGTTAACTGCCAAAAAAGAACAAGAATCTGAAATGAACACAACTGGTGCATTGCTTGGTTTAGATCCTAGTAGCCGTCAAAGATTGATTGGTTTAGCGACTAAAGAAAAATCAAATAACCCATTTAGTAATTTATAGTTATGGCCAAAAAATCATATAAAAATGTTAATGCTGCAAATCAATATGCAAGAGATATTGTTAAAGGGAAAATTATTGCGTGTAAATATGTAATTGACGCATGCCAAAGACATTTAGATGATTTAGAACAAGAAAAAAATAAGTCGTTTAAATATAAATTTAATAAAGATCTTGCGGAAAAAGTATGTAGATTTATTCAATTATTGCCACACACGAAAGGCGAATGGGCATTTAAACGAATGCCGATCACATTAGAGCCGTGGCAATTATTTATATTTTGTTGTGTATTCGGATGGGTTCATAAAAAAACAAATTTACGTCGATTTCGTGAAGTGTACACTGAAATTCCCCGTAAAAACGGGAAGTCGGCAATTTCAGCAGGAGCGGGGTTATACTGCTTTACTGCGGATAATGAATTTGGTGCAGAAGTTTATTCTGGTGCCACAACTGAAAAACAAGCGTGGGAAGTTTTTCGCCCAGCTCGATTAATGTGCAAACGAACCCCTCTTCTTTGTGAAGCATTTGGTATAAACGTGAATGCGTCTAATCTTAGTCGAATTGCAGACGGTGCTCGCTTTGAACCATTGATCGGTAATCCTGGTGATGGTGCTTCTCCGAGTTGTGCAATTGTTGATGAATATCATGAACATGATACGGATTCACTTTACACAACAATGCTAACAGGTATGGGGGCACGTAAACAGCCGTTGATGTGGGCGATTACAACCGCAGGTTATAACATTGAAGGTCCTTGTTATGACAAGCGTCGAGAAGTGATTGATATGCTAAATGGAACGGTTCCGAATGATGAACTGTTTGGCATTATTTACACGATTGACGAAGGCGATGACTGGACAGATCCTGCCGCACTTGAAAAAGCAAATCCCAATATAGGTATTTCTGTTTATCGTGACTTTTTATTAAGCCAACAACAAAGAGCAATTAATAATGCAAGATTGGCCAATACGTTTAAGACTAAACATTTAAATGTGTGGGTTTCAGCAAAATCAGCATTTTTTAATATGATCAGTTGGGCAAGCTGCGAAGATAAAAGTTTATCGTTAGAGCAATTTGAGGGGCAATCAGTAATACGTGGATATGATTTGGCCAGAAAATTGGATATGAACAGTGGCGTTAGGCTATTTCACCGAATTCTTGATGGTAAACGCCATTATTATTGTATTTCTCCAAAGTTTTGGGTGCCCTATGATACTGTTTACGGTGCTGATGTCGAAGATAGAAAAACAGCAGAACGCTTTCAAAAATGGATTAATACTGGGCATCTAGATGTTACTGATGGTGCCGAAATTGATTATCGTGAAATATTACATGACGCTATTGAGTCCAACAAAGATAATCCAGTTACAGTTTCAGCGATAGATCCACATGGAGCTACAAACCTGTCACACCATTTAGCTGACGAGGGATTAAACCCAGTCACAATTATTCAAAACTTTACTAATTTAAGTGATCCAATGAAAGAATTGGAAGCGGCCATTCAATCGGGCAGATTTCATCACGACGGTAACCCTATTTTAACGTGGTGTATTAGTAACGTTGTTGGAAAAAACGCACCAGGTAATGATGATGTTGTGCGACCGATAAAAGAGCGGAATGAAAACAAAATTGATGGAGCGGTAGCATTAATAATGGCTATTGGTCGAATTATTTTATCTGAACAAGATGATGAAGATTCAATTTACGAAAAAACGGATGTCTTATGCTAAACATAATTATTTTTTTCATTGGTATTCTTGGAGTTGTTTTAGTCTCTTATGGAGCGTGGCTGATATTGCCCGCATGTGGTTTTATTACTGCAGGTTGTATTTTTATCCTGTGGTCATATTTTGCTTCAAAGGTGATTGCTAACTCACAACAAATTGAAAATAAAGAAGGTTAATAATGTTTACTCCCTCAATGTTCAAAGGGCATAAAATTCAACAGAGCGGAGCTTGGCGTTGGATTAGCTCTATTTCTGGAAAATCAAGCTCGGCAGGGGTAATGGTAAATCGTGAAACAGCATTTGCACAAAGCGCAGTTCAGGCGTGTGTTACTCTTTTAGCCGAGTCTGTAGCACAGTTGCCCTGTGAACTATATCGCCGTGGTAAAAATGGACAGCGAGAACGAGCAACAGATCACCCTTTATATGATTTAATTCATAACCAGCCAAATAAAAAAGACACTATTTTTGAATTCAATGAACAAAAACAGGGCTATCTGGGTGTTGATGGAAATAGTTATTCATTAATAGAGCGTGATGGACGCGGTTATGTAACAGAGTTAATCCCTGTAAATCCTAAAAAAATTCAAGTTTTAAAAGGTCCTGATGGATTACCTTATTACAACCTTTTAGATCACAATGAAATTGTACCTATGCATATGATACATCATGTTAAAGCATTTTCATTTGATGGCTTTGTGGGTGTTTCACCGCTACAAACTAATGCGGATGTTATCGGTTTAAGTATTGCCGTTGATCAGCATGCATCACAAGTGTTTGCCAACGGTACAACAATGAGCGGTGTAATTGAACGACCTAGTGATGTTAAACCAATTGAATCTCAAGAAAAAGTTGATGCTATTTTAAATAAATGGAGAGAAAAACACAGTGGTATCCGCAATGCATTCTCAGTTGCTTTGTTACAAGAGGGCATGACTTATAAGCAATTAGCTATGGACAACGAAAAGGCACAACTACTAGAAAGCCGCCAATATGGCGTGATTGAAGTCTGCCGATTATATAAAGTTCCGCCTCATATGATTCAATCGCTTGATAAAGCTACATTTAGCAATATTGAGCATCAAGGGTTACAGTTTGTTATTTATACTTTATTGCCGTGGTTAAAACGTCACGAGGCAGCAATGATGCGTGATTTATTATTACCGTCAGAACGTAAAGATTTATATATTGAATTTAACGTGTCGGGATTGCTTAGAGGCGATCAAAAGGCACGGTATGAATCGTATGCAATCGGGCGTCAATGGGGGTGGTTATCTGTCAATGATATCCGAAGAATGGAAAACCTAACCCCAATATCTGGCGGCGATACTTATTTAACACCATTGAATATGGTTGATACATCAATGTTAACAGGAATTAAAAAAGCAACGCCATCTCAAATAAAAGAAATAGAGACAATACTATGCCGAAATTAATTAATTATCCTCATCTAGCAAATCAAGTTTTTGGAGTTCCTCATTATGCAACACCGCAAACATTGAACGCAGTAAAAGCGGTTGTTGTTCCGCGGATGCTAAGTGGTTCATTGACATTATCAGATCTTGAATTGAATAAAATCAATTTAAGCACGAATGATGTTGAAGCAACTGCTGTGACAAGCACCGCTAGCCCTGTTAAAGTTATCCCTATCCACGGTTTGTTAACTACACGTCGGGGTTCAATCAATGCCGCCTGCACTGAGCTTGTTAGCTATGAGAAATTACATACTGATATCAATCAAGCACTAAATGATGCATCAATAAAGGAAATTGTGCTTGATATAAATTCTGGAGGTGGATCCGCAACAGGTTGTAAAGAGCTGGCTGATTTTATTTTTCAAGCAAGAGAAATAAAACCAATAACGGCTATTGTTAATTATTGCGCTTTTTCTGCTGCTTATTTCATTGCTTCGGCATGTTCTAAAATTATTATCAGTGAAACATCAGGAGTTGGATCAATTGGTGTAATTCTAGAACATATGGAAATGTCAAAGCTGGAAGAAAATGAAGGTGTTAAATTTACAACACTCTATCGAGGTGATTATAAAAATGCAGGTTCAATTCATGAGCCATTAAGCGATCATGCTCTGGAATTTCTTAACGCACAGCTTGACTGGATGTATAAATTATTTACTGAATCAGTTGCTAAATATAGAGGTGTTGATGTTCAAACGATTATCAATACACAAGCAAGATGTTATTTCGGTAATGAAGCAATAAGTGTCGGATTAGCTGATGAATTACAAACACCGCAAAACGCAATTAATTTAATTGCATCACAGTATCAACAACAAGCAAAAGCTCAAAATAACATTAAGATTCGTGCACAGGCAATTGATCACGCATCACGAATTTAATAATTTTTACTCTCATCAAGCGACTTCGGTCGCTTTTTTTATATCTAAACAAGGTGAAAACATGTCTAAAATTCTAGAATTACGAAGAAAACGTTCAGAAGTAAATGATAAAGTGCAAGCTTTAGCTAAAAAGTCAGAAGCGGGTTTAACGAGTGATGAATCTACTCAGTTCACACAACTTTGTAACGAATTTGATGAAGTTACAGCACAAATAGAACAACTTGAAAAAGCAGAAAAAATGCAAGCAGCTATTGCACAACCAGTCAGTGCAGTTAATGCTCCAGCAGTAGTTGTTAAGCAAGATCTTAAACAATATCCTGGTGCTGGGTTGGCTAGAATTGCCATGTCTATCGCTGCAGGTAAAGGTAATCTTCAAGATGCTGCAAAATTTGCCGAAACAGAAATCGGTGACAAAGGTGTTTCAATGGCAATTAGTACTACACAGGCATCGGGTGGTGCATTAATTCCGCAAAATTTATATAGCGAAGTTATTGAGCTTTTACGTGATCGCACTGTAGTTCGAAAACTGGGGGCGCGTTCAATTCCATTACCAAATGGTAATTTGAGTTTGCCTCGTATGTCTGGTGGTGCAACAGCGTCCTATGTTGGCGAAGGTAATGAAGCAAAAGCCACGGAGTCAACATTTGACGATGTTAAATTAGCGGCTAAAACAATGATTGCGCTAGTGCCGATGTCTAACCAATTAATTGGTCGAGCAGGTTTCAATGTTGAACAAATGGTATTAGCTGATGTGCTGTCAGCAATTGCAGTGCGTGAAGATAAAGCCTTTTTACGTGATGATGGTAGTAATAATACGCCAAAAGGGTTTAAAGCCACAGCTTTGGATAATTTACGTAATGTTGATTGGTCGGGGGCTGTGAATTTGAATGAAGTTGATAAATATTTAGACTCATTGATTTTAAAACTGATGGAGTCAAACAGCTTGATGATTGCATGTGGCTGGGCAATGTCGCCTCGAACATGGATGTATCTATATGGACTTCGTGATGGTAATGGCAATAAAGTTTATCCAGAAATGGCGCAGGGGATGCTGAAAGGCTATCCAATTGAGCATACAAATGCCATTCCATCGAATTTAGGTGCTAGCTCAAATGAAACCGAAATTTATTTTGCTGATTTCAATGATGTCGTAATTGGTGAAGATGGCAATATGACAATTGACTATTCACGAGAAGCAACATATATCGATGCAAACGGTAATCAGGTTTCTGCTTTTGCACGTAATCAGTCTTTAATTCGTGTTGTTACCGAACATGATATCGGATTCCGTCATCCAGAAGGGTTGTCATTCGGATCGAAAGTTACTTTCTAATTTAGGTGATTTTGTCTAATTAAAACATATCAATAATAAAGCCATCAATATCGATGGTTTTATTTTTAGGAGAATATTATGAGCAAAACTAAAACCTTAGTTGCTGATGCACAATTATCTGTATTATCGATAAACAAAGAGCAAATCTTAGCAAATGGGACAGATCAAGCTGTTATTACAATACAATTAAAGGACTCAGAAGGTAATGATATTAAAAATCTGTCTAGTGAATATAAAGTAGCGTTAATTTCTGAAAGTAAAAGTATTTTGTCTGCACTAACAAGCAATGACGACGGTACATATACATGCACAGTTTCAACAACTAATGTTGGTGCAGAAACATTTAGCTTTAGCGTGAATGATGTGGTTAATCAAAATTCAATTGAATTGAAATATATTGAAGAAAAAAGTCCAGATTTGCCGCCGTTACCGCCTGATGATAAAAAAACACAGCAACAGCAAAAATGTGCTAAAAACGATACTAAAGTTATTGTTGAATTCATTTGTCCTTTTAGTCGTTATTCACGTGGTGATATTGCGGGTTTTGAAGCTAGTTATGCAAAAGAATTAGTTGAAACACGGAATGTAGCCAAGCGTTATAAAAAATAATTGAGGCTTCAATATGATTGTTGACTTAGAAATAATGAAGCAACACCTATCTATAGATAATGACTTAACAATTCATGACAAATTAATTAAATCTTATATTCAAGCAGCCCATAAGCATATTGAAAATGAGCTAAATTCTAAAATAGTAACATCATCAGAACAAATATCTGAATGTGGCTCAAAAAAAGTAATCTATTTTGATGAATCTTTGCGTCAAGCTGTTTATTTAATTGTTACTCATTGGTTTGAAAATAGAGGCATTATTTCAGTTGGGAATAATGTTAATAAATTACCTATGGCTGTGGACGTTTTATTGTTTCCGTATCGAGAACACTTTATAGGCTAACCAAAATGATCCATTCAGGTGAATTAACAAAATACATATTGGTGCGAACACGGGAAGATATACCTGTTCACGCTTATGATTTGCAAAAAACTCATGTTAATAGATTCCATACTTTTGCGAAAATTGTTCATTCAAAATCATCAACGTATTTAAATTCTTCACAAATAGATAACACAATTACTCATTATGTGATTATTAGACGTCGAGATGACAAATGTTTAACAACGGACAATGAAATTGTTTTTAAAAATAAAATTTATAGGATCAAAAGAGTAAGAGAAATAGAGGAGTCTACCAGTTTTTTGCTAATTGAATGTGAGGAGATTGGCGCAGATGAATGATTACAACGTTCATGTTGATTTTAAAGTAACCGAAGTGGCTGAGCTGGATAGAAAAAAGGTGCGTAAAACATTCGTCAAAATCGGTCGAAAAATTCAAGCAACATCACGCGCATTAGTCAGTAAAAAACAGGTTTCAAAAAGTGGCGAATATCCGGGATATCGAAGTGGTAAGCTGAGTCGTTCAATCGGTTATAAAGTTCCAAGGCCAACATCATGGCGACCTGGACTCATGGTTATTGTGATGCCGAACGTTAAAGGAGGCAGTAACATGGAAAAGCTAATGGGTCCGTATTATCCAGCATTTTTATTTTATGGCGTTAGGCGTAATGCCAAACGAGGGAAAAGCCATAAAAAAGGAGCATCAGGTGGAACGCCTTGGCGCATTGTACCACGTAAAAACTTTATGATTGATGCGTTAAATAAAGAATCATCGTGGAGTAAATATACATTAGCCAAAGAACTCGTTAACGCTATGAAGCAGGTTAAACAATGAAATTATCAAATATTGTTCAGGCTTTACGACAATTAAGTCCAAGTTTTGAAGGTCGCGTAGGTGGTGCTGCTGAATTTTCAGCTATTAAAGATGCCGCATTTTTGAAATTACCTGCAGCTTACGTTGTACCGCTTGATGACAGAGTAGATGATAATAAATCACAAACTGATTATTGGCAGGATGTGACAGAGGGATTTGGGGTTATTGTTGTATTAAAACCGTTGGATGAACGGGGTCAACACGAAGCATACGACATTATCGAAAACATAAAAACCGAACTTTGGCGAGCATTGCTTGGTTATGAACCTTCGCCCGCGCATTATCCTATTCAATATGATGGTGGTGATTTACTTGATTTGGACCGAGGGAGAATTTTTTATCAATTTAATTTTAGCGCACTGCGGGAAGTTGGGTTTGAGGATACTCGACAATATTTCGATTTAAATCCAAAAGAAAATTATAACCCATTAAATATAGGCAAGTTCGACACATTGTCAGGGGCTTTAAAAGATACTGATTCATTAGTAACCGTTAATTTTGAACACAATAATATCTATGAGGGCAATAATGATAATTAAACCAGTGAGGGGCAAGCAGATATATGACCCCGATAACGGAGATTATTTACCAGTAGACGGACGTAATGTTGAGTTTAACCAATACTGGGCTAGACGACTAACAAATAATGATGTTGAAGAAGTCACAAACATCAAAGTAAAACAAGAAAAAAGGTAGCTAAAAATGACAATTAGTTTTAACAATATTCCTAACAATATAAAAGTCCCTCTATTTTATGCGGAAGTGGATTCATCTGCAGCGAATACAATCCAAGATAGTGGTGCTTCATTAATTATTGCTTATCCGCTAGCGGATAGTACCATTGAACGTAATAAGCTCATTATTATGTCGTCTGTAGATCAAGCAAAAAAACTCGCAGGCCGAGGCAGTCAATTATCTAGAATGGTTGAATCCTATCGCAATATCGATAATTTTGGCGAACTTTTTGTGATTGCAGTAGATGAACCCACTGCTGGCTCGAATGCATCTGGTACTATTCAAATATCGGGCACAGCAGAACAAACAGGCACATTAAGTCTCTATATCGGTAACAGTAAAATTCAATCGAGAGTAACCGTTTCTGATACTGCAGAAAGCATAGCAAACGGTTTACATAATGCGATTAATGCTCATCCTGATTTACCCGTTACCGCAACCGTGACGAATAGCACAATAACGCTAACAGCTAAACACAAAGGATTGAGTGGTAATGATATTCCTCTGTGCTTTAACTACTATGGCACAATCGGCGGAGAAGAAACCCCAGACGGTTTAAATATTGTTATCACTCAAATGCATGGTGGAACTGGCACTCCAGATTTAACGCCAGTTATTGCCGCTATGGGTGACAAACTACTTGATTTTATCGCATTCCCATTTAATGACTTATCATCTTTGGCAACATTTAATCATGAAATGGATGATACTACAGGGCGTTGGAGCTATGCGCGCCAATTGTATGGACATGCTTATACCGCTAAAAAAGGTGATTTATCCGAACTTATAGAGTTTGGCGATAAATTAAATTACCAACATATTACCGTTGCAGGTTATGAGAAAACCATTCAAACGGGGATTGATGAATTAATTGCGATGCGAACAGCGCGAAACGCTATTTTTATTCGTAATGATCCTGCTCGCCCAACGCAAACTGGATTATTAAATGGTGCATTGCCAGCATCTGATAGCAATCAGTTTACACTAACAGAGCAACAATCATTATTAAACCACGGCATTGCGACAGCATATGCTTCTAGCGGTAATTTATTAATTCAGCGAGATATCACCACATATCAACGTAACAGTTACGGTGTAGCCGATAATAGTTATTTAGATAGTGAAACACTTCATACACTCGCTTATGTATTACGTAAATTACGTAGTGTGATCACATCTAAATACCCGCGGCATAAATTGGCAAATGATGGCACTCGGTTTGGTGCTGGACAGGCAATTATTACACCAGCAGTAGCTAAGGCGGAAATCAACGCCACTTATCGTCAACTAGAATTATTAGGCTTAGTTGAAAATTTTGATGTATTCAAGAAGAACTTAATTGTTGAACGAAATGTGAACGACCCAAATCGATTGGATGTGTTATTCCCACCCGATCTCGTTAATCAACTACGCGTTTTTGCTGTGTTAGCACAGTTTAGATTGCAATATCAAGAGGAGAAAAACTAATGACACAACGACGTATCGCTGGAACAACTTATATTAAAGTTGATTCCAACCAACTATCATTAACGGGCGGTATTGAAGTCCCGATGAATACTAACGTTAAAGAAAGTATTTTGGGGTTAGATAATAGCGTTCACTACAAAGAAACATTCCGTGCTCCCTACATTAAAGGGACTTTTAAAGTACCAAGTGATTTTCCAATCGACAAATTAATGTCGAGTGACTCAATGACCGTTACCGCAGAATTAGCCAACGGTAAGGTTTACGTTTTATCTAATGCTTGGGTTGAAGGTGAAGTTAATCACAATGCCGAAGAAGGTACAGCAGAAATCGAATTTCACGGTGAAGAAGGGTTTTATCAATAATGAAAGAAATTAAATTATCACAGCCGATTATGGCACACGGCAATGAGCTGCATGTACTGGAATTAAAAGAACCAACAGTCAAAGATATCAAAAAATTAGGCTTCCCATTTGATAACCAAATGATTGGTGACCCTAAAAAAGTGGCCGATTACATTGTTGCGCTAGGTAACGTTACGCCAAGCTCCGTTGAGCAACTTACACCCTATGATTTTTTAATGATTACGAGTGAAATTATGATGTTCTTCGGCCCAAAGGAGAAGGTGGAGAATACAGCGGAGGAACAGGCGACAGCGGAATAATTACAATCGAATATCTTGTAAACCTTTGTTTTGACCTTGCCAAGTACTGGCAACTCTCCCCTTTTTATATCATAGAAGAACGTTCACTATCCGAAGTTTTTGAATTATGTGAACAAGCAAATCGCATAGAAAATAGCAAGGAATCATAAATGGCAGGCTTTAACTTAAAAGCAGTGGTGACATGTGTTGATAAGCTGTCACCTCAATTAAATACAATGAAAGGCAAACTTGAAAAGTTCCAAAAAAGCATGAACAAATCAGGTTTTGGCAAACTTGGTTTAAAAGATGCAGTAACTGGGCTAACTATCTCTGCGCCGTTTGTAAAAGGGGTGAAAGATGCAATGGGGTATGAAGAAAAAATGGCTGACATTAGGAAAGTCGTTGACTTTGATACGCCTGAGCAATTTAAACAAATGGGGCAAGATATTCGTGAAATGTCATTACGCTTACCAATGGCGGCTAAAGATATCGCCTCTATCGTTGCAGAGGGTGGTCAGGCAAATATCCCAAAGGATGATTTGCTACGATTTGCCGAAGATGCCGTAAAAATGGGTATTGCGTTTGATACCACAGCCGAAGAAGCAGGCAGTACAATGTCAACATGGCGAACTGCTTTAAAACTGACTCAAAGTGAAGTAGTTGAATTATCTGATAAGATTAACTTATTAGGTAATAGCCAGAATGCGAAAGCAAAGGAAATTTCAGATGTAGTTACACGAATGGGTACGCTTGCCGCACAATCAGGGGTTAGTGCTGATAAATTAGCGGCATTAAGTTCAACAATTATTGCAACGGGTACCAATACCGATCAAGCGGCTACAGGTATTAAAAACTTTATGCTGACGCTAACATCAGGTAAAGCAGCGACAGCGAAACAACAAAAGGCATTTCAACAACTTGGATTCACATCAACCCAAATAGCAAAAGGGATGCAAAAAGACGCACAAGGGACAATCATGTCTGTGTTAGAGTCATTAGGTAAGGTGTCGGCTGATAGACGTGCAGCGGCATTAACAGTGTTGTTTGGAAAAGAAAGTGTTGCTGCAATATCGCCATTACTCAACAATATGGAGTTATTAAAAAAGAACTTTGATCAGGTGGGTGACGCATCTCAGTATGCTGGGTCAATGCAGAATGAATATGAATCCCGTTCAAACACAACTGCAGGCAAATTACAATCATTTAACAATGCTCTTACCGATGTTAGCCTATCAATTGGTGATTCATTACTACCATCTTTCGCAGAATTATTAGTTGGACTAAAACCATTAGTGGTTTCATTCGGTCATTTCATCCAAGAAAACCCGGAGCTAGTGAAAATGGCGGCGATGGCGGTTGCGGGGTTAATTGGATTACGGATTGCGTGTGCTGGTGTGAACTTTATTGTAGGTTCATTATCAACGGGGATCACCATTTTCAATGGCATATTGAAAGGTGTTACTTTTGCCACAAAATTATTTTCATTTGCACAAATAGCCTTATCAAAAGCTTTTAAAATTGTGCGCATAGCGTCAATAGCTTTGAACGCTGTGATGGCCATGAATCCAATCGGGCTTATTATGGCGGGCATTGCTATCGCCGCAGTGTTAATCATTACATACTGGGATGATATAGTTAAGTTCTTTCAATGGTTGTGGGGGGTAATTAAACCTTATGTCATGCCTATTTTTGATGTCTTTATTGACGGATTTAAAGCTGGAGCGGCACTAATTGAAGAAGGTTGGAATGCTGTTATTAAGTTTTTTAGTGAGTTATGGGAGTTTATCCAGCCATACGTAATGCCCATTTTTGATGTCTTTATCGAACCTTTTAAAAATGCGGGTGAAGCTATACCCAAAGTGTGGGAAAGTGTTCAGAATTTCTTTAAAAACTTGTGGGATAACGTTAAGTCAGGCATCCAACCGCTACTAGATGCGTGGGACTATATTTTCGGTGATGATGAAAAGGAAGTAAAAGTTAAGATTGATACAGCAAATTTACCGAAAGAAATGGCGAAACCAATGGTCACCTATCCATATTATCAAGCACCACAAATGCCACTAAACAACTTTTCAAATAATAATGTAAATCGCAACAGTAAAGGCGAACTTGTTGTTAAGTTTGAGAATGCACCGAATGGCACAGTAGTAAAAGAGACAAAACAAGCATCTGGTTTTAACACTAAAGCTGATGTTGGCTGGAATCCATATGCTATAGGGGCAAACTGATGAACTTCATGAATTGGTTAAATAATTTATTGCCGGCCAGTTTTCGAGGTGTACCGTTTCAAGTTAGCGGTACATCATCAGAGTTTGGACGGCGCAATCAAACGCACGAATACCCTTTTAGAGATGTACCCTATACCGAAGATCTGGGACGTTCAGCACGTAAAAATAAAATTGACGCATTTGTTGTTGGTGACGATCACAAAGAACAAGCTGAAAAACTGGTAGAAGCAATTGAAGAAGAGGGAGCAGGAACATTAATACATCCTATTCTTGGCGAACTTAATGTTAATATTGTGGGTACAGCAACAGTCAGCAACTCCGTTGAAAACGGTCGAATGAGTGTTATTTCATTTTCATTTGTCGAAGCTGGTGAGTTATTATTCCCCGATTCCTCTGTTGCTACTGATGATGTAGTTGATGAAAATGCAGATAATGTAGATCAGGCTCTATTAGATGCGTTTGAAGATTTTGACTTAATCGATGCGCCCGATTTTGTACAGCACAGTATTCTTGATGACACCATGTCAATTTTAAATGACATCGCTGATGCTTATAATGCGATAACTCCATATGTTAATGATGCGGTTAAAATCCTAAATGGTGACCTGTCGCCAATTCTCGGTGCGGGTGGTTCATCCATTATTAATTCAATCAAAAATGTTTGGAAGAGTGCGACAAAATTTTCCAATTCTATAAATGGGTTGATAGCAAGGGTAAAGGTGTTTAACGGTATATCGTTTATAAAAAGCATTTTACCCGGTGCTATTTGGTCAACGGATAGCAAATCAACTAAAAAAAGAAAGAAAAATCAAAACTTAATTAATACTGCTATTCGAGTAACCGCTCTAACAGAAGCATCACGAATAATCGCATCACTACCGAAACAGGTTGAAGATAAAAGGAAGCAAGCTTTTGCTCCTGTGGCATTAGAATCAACAAAAGGTAAAAAAGAGCATTCTTTTGACCAAGATCATACGTTACCAACTCATCATTCAACGGCTAACATAACAAACACTCCCGTATCAACATCATCAACAATTGAAAAAAGTAATACAATTTCATTTGATGATTTACTGGATATCAAAGAATCCATTAATGAATCCTTTGATAAAGAATTGTCACGAACCGAGCATGATGGTTTATACATTGCGCTAGTAAAATTAAAGGCTGCGGTTAACCAAGATATCAATGCACGCTTAATCAAAATAGAAAAAACAATTGTCTATATTCCTAATGAAGTATTGCCCGATTTAGTTTTAGCTCACTATCTTTATAACAATGCTACACGTTGTGATGATATATCGATTCGCAACAATATTCTTCATCCTGGTTTTATTCCTGTAAAAGAGCTGCGAGTACCAAAACCATGAATCAAAATAAAGTTTTTTTGAAAGTTAACCGTAAGTACTTCGGGGGTTGGACTGATGTGAGTATTTCGGCCGGTATTGAACGGCTAGCCCGTGATTTTAATGTCACCATTACTCGACAATGGCCATCATCAGGCGAGGATTCAGAGACGAAAATTGATGTTAAAAATGGTGATTTAGTTGAAGTGTATATCGATGATGACGTGGTTTTAACAGGGTATGTTGAAGCGTTGCCGATTCGGTACGATGCAGGATCGCTATCAATGGGCATTGTCGGTAGAAGTAAAACGGCTGATTGTGTTGATTGTAGTGCGGTACCCAAACAATATAGCGGTAGTTCAACTATTAAAGTTATTCAAGATTTGGTTAAACCATTCAAACTGAATGTTATTAATCAAGGCAGTGATGCAGGTTCCGTTAGTATTCAAGCGGACCAAGGGGATACCGTTTTTGATGTCATTAGTAAAATAATGGGCATGCAACAAATAGTTGTATTCGATGATGAGCAAGGGCAAGTAATAATTGGTGACATTGGTTCAGATGAGGCAAAAACAGCATTGGTTTTAGGGGCTAATATTTTGTCTGCGGATACTGAAAAGAGTATCAAAGATCGGTATTCAGATTACTTTGTCTCAGGGCAAGGTGTTGGTGATGATGAAAACTTTGGTGAAGCAACACTAGCATCAGTTAGATCCACATCTAAAGATGAAGGGATCTTAAGATACCGCCCTCTAATCATTAAACAGTCTGGCGATTCGAATAACGGTACTTGCCAAGAACGCTGTGAAATGGAAAAAGTGCTGAGAGCAAGCAAAACCAGAGAAGTTACATACACGGTTCAAGGTTGGCGGCAAGGTGATGGAACGTTATGGAAACCGAATCAAATGGTTGTCGTTGATGATCCGCTACTGGGTTATGATAATGAAAAACTGGTTATTGCCGAAGTTAAATACAGCTTAAGCAGTCGTGGAACGTTATGTGAATTAAAAGTAGGACCCGTTGAAGCCTATTTGCCTGATAAGAAGAAAACCAAGAAGAAAAAAGGTAAGAAAGCCGATGGCGAGGTATTTTAATGCGTAAAGTTTTAAATAAAATAATGAACCTTGTATCTCGGGGCTATATCACATTCAGTAATAGCGCAAGCAAATGCCAGACGTTGCAAATCAAAATGTCGGGCGGTGAACAAAAAAGTGATGTCGAGCATATCGAGCCATACGGGTTCACATCAAGACCATTGGATGGTGCAGAAGCAGTGGCGCTATTCTTAGACGGCGATAAATCGCATGGTGTGATTCTTGCCGCAGGGGATCGTCGTTACCGTATTACGTCACTAAAGCAGGGTGAAGTTGCTATTTATACAGATGAAGGTGATTACATTATTTTTAATCGCAATAATGAAATCAATGTAAAAACAAAAAAATTTATTGTGAATGCTGATGATGCAATAGAGTTAAATACAAAAAACTTAATAGTTAACGCATCATCAGGAACACAGTTTAATACACCATTATTAAAATCGTCTGGGGAAATAGAAGATAAAACTAGCACTATTTCAAACATCAGAACTATTTATAATGGTCATACGCATAACGAAACAAACTCGGTCACACAAACTCCTAATCAATTATTAGAATAATTCTCACTTCATTACATAAACCGTCATTAGACGGTTTTTTTATGGCTAAAACAAAATGATATTAACAGTAAATGGTAGAAATACTTATCCCACTAATATTCAAAATAAGTTATATCGTGCGCTAATAATTTCGCTATTCACATGGCGACGAAAAAACACCAGTGACGATTCATATCATCCATACGGTTGGTGGGGCGATTCATACCCTAGTATAGCAAATGACAAAATTGGGTCACGCCTTTATTTATTGGCTCGCTCAAAATTAACTAATCAAACAGCTAACTTTGCAAAAATTTACATAAAAGAAGCGGTTCAATGGATGATTGATGATGGGCTGGCATCACGTATTGATGTTTCAGTAAAGCGAACCGATTTAACCGTTTTAGTTGCTACTATCAATATTTACAAAAAAGATGGTAGCAATGAAGAATTTAGGTTTGACAACTTATGGAGTGATATTAATGTCTAGTGGATTTTCAAGACCAACATTACCGGATTTAATCACAACTATACGCAATGATTTATATGCGCGCCTAGCTGTCGATGATGAATTAATTTCATTACGCCGTAATGACCCGGAAGTATACGGGCGAGTTATAGCGGGGGCCACACATGTATTATTGGGTTATATTGAAAATATGGCCAAAAATATTTTGCCCGATCAGGCCGATGAAGATTGGTTAACTCGGCATGGAAATATGAAGCGTTGCTATAGAAAACAACCAACACCAGCAGTTGGTTATATTCGATTTGATGAAGTGGCTGATGGCATTGTTATTAATAAAGACCAAAAGGTCAGGCGCCAAGTTGATCAGTGTATGTATACAGTTACTCAAACGACAACATCAGCAAATAATATTTTAAGAGTGCCTGTAGTATGTGACGAGGTAGGTAAAAAAGGGAATTGTGATGATGGTACCAGTATGTCACTGATCACCCCTGTTACTGGTCTATCATCAACTTGTTTTGCTGATTCTATTGAGTCAGGTGCTGATATTGAGGACTTAGAATCTTTTAGAAAACGAGTTATCGATAGATGGTATTACACACCCCAAAGCGGAGCCGATCAAGATTATGTACAGTGGGCGAAAGAAGTACCTGGAGTTACAAGAGCTTGGTGTTATCGTCACTGGGCGGGAACTGGTAGCGTTGGCATATTGGTTGCTAATAATGATCCAGTTAACCCAGTTTTAGACAATACAACAATTCAAAATGTCAAAAAACATATAGAGCCATTGGCTCCTGTGGCTGGCTCAATGTTAATTGTCTTTTCACCGATACCTAGACCGATTAATTTTAAGCTCATGGTGACTCCAGATAATCCCGAAATTCGTTATCAAATTGAATTAGAACTAAAGTCATTTTTATTGAGAGAAGGTACGCCTCAAACAACATTATTCAAATCTCGCATAAGTGAAGTAATTAGTAAATCATTCGGCGAATATTCTCATGAATTACTCTACCCAGATAACGATATTTTTATTGAGAAAAATCAGGTGGCTGTGTTCGGAGGTATTGAATGGATATAGAAAAACAATACCAACGCATGGTTGGCAATTTATTGCCTTACGGCCCCGCGTGGGATAAAACAGAGCCAATTCTTTTATCACTTGCATTAACACTATCAAAAACACATCTTCGTGTTGATGATTTAATGCGAGAGATAGATCCACGTACTACAAACGAACTTATCGATAGATATGAGCAAATATGTGGTTTACCTGATAGTTGCTATTCAGAAGAATCTCAGACGTTAACAACTCGCCGAAATCGGCTAGATTCTAAACTAAATCTAGCTGGTGGAATAAACAAAGATTTTTATCTACAAACACTAGCAATTAATGGTTATCCAGATGCAACTATCACTAACTATAACAATGATGTTTTTACATGTGAATCATCATGCGAAGACTATTTATATGATGAAGAATGGCGTTATTACTGGGTCGTGAATATTCCAGCAGGTCGTCATATAACAGAAATGACATGCGAAGATAGTTGTAATTCATACTTGAGAAAATGGGGCAATAAACAAATTGAATGCATAATTGAAAAATTATGCGCATCACATACTTATGTAATTTTTAAATACGGAGTAATCAATGCATAGAATTGACACACCAACTGCACAAAAAGATAAATTTGGTCAGGGGAAAAACGGCTTTACCCGTGGGAATCCACAAACCGGTACACTAGCAACACAACTTGATTATTTATATTTTGATGCACTGCAAGAAGAAATAGCCAACGTTATCGAATCAGTGGGCATTACACTAAATAAAGAGAAACATGATCAGCTTAAATTAGCTATTTTACAGTATGTAGAAACCGGTAAAATTAAACTTAGTTCATCGGTTAATAGTGAATCAGAAACAACCGCGGCGACATCGCTAGCAGTCAAAAAAGCGTACGATCTAGCTAGTTTAATTAACAATACATTTAAGCCATTAGATTTTGAATCTGTAATATTTTCACCAGATAAGATGTTTCATCTCGTCGTAAGAAATGATGGTGTTTTGGGTTTTTATAATTCAAAAAAAAATAAATTGGTTTGGTCTGTTAGTCCGGACGGTGGGTTAAATAATGGTTATGTAAATGTAGATAGAATTCCTGGTTTGAATGATTTTATAAATCAAACGAATAACAATATAACGAATACTAATAATAATCTGATAAATACTAATAATAGAATTAACGAGACTAATGATAGTTTAAATAAAATTACAGATAAATTTCAACCACTTGATTTTGAATCTGTCATTTTTTCACCCAGCAAACAATATCACGCAACCGTGCGGGATGACGGGATTTTTGGGTTTTATGATCATCAATCACCAAATAGTGATTTAAGTTGGTGTGTTGGTCGTGATGGTGGGCTTATCCATGGTTATGTTAATGTTGATAAGATCAGAGGCTTAGAAGACTTTGTTAACAGTTTTATCCCTGTAGGTGTTCCTTTGCCGTGGCCAACTCTCACACCGCCACCAAACTTTTTAATTTGCAATGGATGGCAATTTGACAAATCGCTTTACCCGCGTCTTGCAGCAGCATATCCATCAGGCTATTTACCAGAAATGCGTGCAAGCACGATTCGAGGGTTAGATGCTGGACGTGGTATAGACGTTGATCGCGTTATTCTGAGCGAACAAGGCGATGCAATGAGAAACTTAACTGGGACGTTTGGTTTTGAATCAAACATTGGGGGAAACACCGGTGGAGCTAATATCAGTGGTGTTTTTTACTCAGTACAAGATTCACGTAAACATGCAACAGGGGGCACTGCAGAAGGAAATTCACTAATAGCACTTGATGCATCAAGACAGGTGCCAGTTGCTCATGAGTTTCGAGTTCGTAGTACAGCATATTTATATATAGTTCGCGCCGCATAATTTAATAATTTAAGGAGTATTATTTATGAAATATCAATTACAACCAATCTTTGCTGAATTTAATTCAGACGGTTTTGTTACAAATGCTGGGTATGCGTTAGTGTATAACACAAATACAGAGACAGGAGAATTTGTTAGCGCGACATACGAATATCTCGCAGTCGGTCTTGGTATACCTCCTCATGTTTGCTTAGATGCTCCGAACGATGTTGGTGAAGAGTACGCAATTGTACGGAAGGGTGATAAATGGACATATTTAGCAGATCATCGAGGTAAATCAATCTATTCAACAAAAACCGGTGAAGAATTAACAATGACAATCATCGGCGATATTCCAGATGGTTTTACATTATTAAAACCTACATCTGAATTTGATTCATGGAATGGCAAAAAATGGGTACTTGATAAAGAAAAACAGCATCAGCACTATGTAGCTGTAGCAACAGCACAAAAAAAACAGCTATTAAGCGAAGCTACTACGCAGATTAATTATTTACAAGATGCAATTGATACGGACATTGCAACTGATGAAGAAAAATCATTGCATGCAGTATGGAAAAAATACAGGGTTCTACTAAATCGTATTGATGTCGATGCTGCACCGAAAATTGAATGGCCGGAAAAACCAGAGTAA